GTTCAGGAGAGAGCATAATGACTCGTCCGACACGCGCTGAAGATACCCGCACTAAGACTGAACGTCCTAAAGTTTGGCGGCCTCCGTCAACTTTGGATGCACCCCCGGCTCCCGAGGGCTTTGTTCACCGCTGGATTCGCTACGAAACCAACGGATTCGATGACCGGAAAAATATGTCCGCTCGCCTACGCGAAGGCTACGAACTGGTTCGCGCAGATGAATACCCAGAACGGGATGATCTCCCGAGCATTCAGGACGGCAAACATGCCGGAGTGATTGCAGTTGGCGGTCTGGTTCTGGCGCGTATTCCCAAGGAATTGGTTGAACAACGCAACGCCTATTATCGGCGTATGGCTACTGATCAAATCACAGCCGTCGATAATGATATGATGCGTGAAAGCAACCCTAACATGCCGATTCAGAAACCTGAACGGCAATCCCGTGTCACGTTTGGAGGTCCAAGAACCTCCTGAACAAAGGATCTAAGCAATGGCAAATACTAATGCCGCGTTCGGACTTCGTCCGTATCGTATGCTTGGAAGCGGTGTGAACTCAACTGGCGACGTCGTTTATAACATCCAAACGACATCGACGGCTGGTACTTCAAGCGTAATCTATCAGGGCACCCCTGTGATTCCGCTCGCCAACGGCATGATCGACATCGTCGGCAATGCCAACGGCGGTACTGTTCCGCTTCTCGGCGTTTTCATGGGCTGCAACTACATCGACCTTACGGGTAAACCGAAGTGGTCGCCGTATTGGCCCGGCACCGCTGCTGTGAAGGCTAACACCCAAGCAACAGCAATGATTGTCTCTGACCCGGATGCTACATTCGCAATTAACTGCGATGCGGCAGCGGCTGACTCGATCATCCACGCAAACGCAAACCTCGCTTCGGCAACCTCGGGTTCGACGACCTCGGGTCTCTCCTCGGCGCAGCTTGCGGTTTCGACAGTTAATACGACCAATACCCTCAACCTCCGCATTCTCGGCTTCGTTGATACGCCGAACGATGCAGATCCTGCGGTTGCTGGCCGTCTCGCTGTTGTGCAAATCAACAACCACTTCTACCGCTACTGTGCCAATGGCACGGGCGCTGGCGTCTAAGGAGTAATGGACAATGGCTATTACACGTTCACAACTCCTCAAAGAGCTTGAGCCCGGCCTCAACGCACTTTTTGGCCTTGAGTACAATCGCTACGACAACGAACACAAAGAGATCTTCGACGAAGAATCCTCTGAACGTGCGTTCGAAGAAGAAGTGATGCTCTATGGCTTCGAACAAGCCCCTGTGAAGGGCGAAGGCGCTGCCATCGCTTACGATCAGGCTGGCGAGGCTTTCACGGCTCGCTATACCCATGAGACGATTGCTCTTGCATTCGCCATCACGGAAGAAGCTGTGGAAGACAACCTCTACGACAAGTTGTCGGCTCGCTATACCCGCGCTTTGGCCCGTTCGATGTCGAACACCAAGCAGGTTAAGGCTGCCGCTGTTCTCAACAATGCGTTCTCTTCGTCTTATGCAGGCGGCGACGGCGTTTCGTTGGTGAACTCAGCTCACCCGACTGCAATGGGTGGCAACTGGTCGAACACGCTCGCAACGCAAGCTGACCTCAATGAAACCTCGCTTGAGCAGGCTCTCATTGATATCTCCTTGTTCATTGACGAACGTGGCCTCAAGGTCGCTCTCCGTGGCATGAAGCTCATTCTTCCTCCGCAGCTTCAGTTCACTGCACAGCGCCTCTTGAAGTCGGAACAACGCACCGGTACTGCGGACAACGATATTAATGCGATCAAGTCTGGTTCGTATCTGCCTGATGGCTATGCGATCAACCACTTCTTGACCGACCCTGATGCGTGGTTCGTTAAGACCGATGCTCCGAACGGTTTGAAGCACTTCGTCCGTTCGCCCCTCAAGACTGCTCTTGAAGGCGACTTCGATACCGGCAACGTGCGCTACAAGGCCCGCGAGCGTTATTCGTTCGGTTGGTCTGATCCTCTG